CCGAAGGCGGCAAGCCCGACGGCGAGGAGATCAAGACTTTCACGCAGGAGGAGGTCAACTCCTTCCTGGCCAAGGAACTCGGTCCCCTCCGGGAGCAGATCAAGAGCCTGAAGCCTGCGGCCGACGAGCTCGCCAAGATCAAAGAGTCGCAGCAGACCGAGCTGGAGCGGCTCACGTCTCGCGCCGAGGCCGCTGAGCAGCGGATCGCCGAGTACGAGGCCAAGGAGGCCCGGGCCGCCCTCCTCGACGCGATCAGCGCTGAGAAGAAGCTCGACGCCAAGGCCAAGGGCCTGCTGGCCAAGTCCGGCATCGCCGACGAGGCCGCGCTGCGGGAGTACGCCGCCGAACTCGCCGAGGCGATCACCACGGCCCCCCGCATTCCCACCCCGCTCTACACCCCGACCGCAGGCGGTGACACCTCCAACAAGGAGGCCGCCGCCCGCGCCGCCGCGACCGCCCTCCTGCGGCAGTCGCGCTCCTAATCCCCCGTAGCGGTCTCGCCTCGGGTTTCACCAACACACAAAGGAGGCGTCATGGCCTTGCCAGACTCCATCGTGCGTGCCGACATCGAGGCCGCAATTCGTGAGGGGTACTCCAACGAGTTCCTCAAGTCTGCGAACGCCGGCTCCGCCGTCATGCAGGCTGTTCCGACCAAGATCTTGTCCCACAAGGTCACCAAGTTCTCGACCCGCTCCGAGCGGCCGGTCGCCGGCTGGGTCGGCGACACCGACAACTCGGAGATCAAGCCGAAGTCGAAGATCAAGTGGAAGACCGTGACGGCGACCGCGGAGGAGATCGCGGTCATCATCTCGGTCCACGAGGACACGATCGCTGACGCCGACGAGGACGTCCTGGCGTCGATCGCGAGCGAGGGTGGTGCCGCTCTCGGCCGCGCCCTTGACGAGGCGGTCCTGTACGGCACCAACAAGCCGGTGTCGTGGACTTCCTTGGACTTCCTCGCCTCGGCGACGGCCGCTGGCCAGGTGTACCCGGTGAACTCCACCGCTGGTGCCGACGACCTGTACGGCGCCCACCTGGAGGCGGCCGGTGACCTGGCCGACAAGGGCGTCATTGTGTCCCGCGCGGTGGCGGCTCCGTCGCTGCGTTGGCAGTTGGCGAACCTCCGCGACGACGAGGGCCGCATCTTGCTCGGCGGCACGGCCTTGCCGTTCGAAACGACCTACGTCAACAACGGCGTGTTCGACAGCGACGAGGCGATCTCGTTCCTGATCGACCCGAACCACGTCCGTCTCGGCATCCGCAAGTCGCTGGAGGTCAAGTTCTCCGACCAGGCGTACTTGACTGGCACCGAGGGCGACGGCTTCTCGCTGTGGGAGCGCGACATGGTCGCGCTGCGGTTCGTGATGCGCGTCGCGTACGTCCAGGACACGGGTCTGACGTCGGCGGGCGTTGCCGCTTCGCCGATCGCGGCGATCGGCGCCGACGAGTCCTAGGGCCGAGATCCAAGGAGGGGGTGAGGTCATGCTCGCTAGTGAAGGCGACGTTTTCGGAAGGCTCGGGCGTGACCTCACCACATCCGAGAGCGCACGCGTCTGCGCGCTCCTGGAGGACGCCTCCGCGGTGGTTATCGGCTACTGCGGAACGGATTTTGAGCCCGCTCCCTACCCTGCCGCCGTGGTGGGCGTCGTGGCCAAGATGGTGGCGCGCGTCCTGGTTCGCGGCAGCGGGGCGGGGGCTCTGGTCACCCAGGAGACTTCCGGCCCGTTCTCCACGACCTACGGCGCGCAGGCTTCCGCCGGCGACGTGTGGCTGACGGCAGCAGACAAGCTCGCGTTGCGGCCGTACCGCCGCGGCGTGACTTCGATCGAGTTGGTCTCGTCGCAGGGGTCACGGCGGGCGAATGACGACTTCGACGCAGGGCCGCCGTAGTGGAGCCGATCACGATCTACCGCGGCCCGGCAACGACCGACGCGGACGGCAATGCGCGTCGTGGCACTCCTGTGGCGGTCGGCTCGTTCCTCGCGCTTGTCGCCGAGGAGCATCACGTCGAGGCCCGCGGCGCTGACAGCGATGCGGTCCTGGTTGCCTGCAAGGTCTATGTTCGCGAACAGGGCCCGACTGGCGTCCTGGCCACGGATCTGGTTGAGGTGCGCGGCCAGAGGCTTCCGGTTGACGGTCTGCCGCAGCTGTGGCGTCGGCCGACGGGTGAGCACATCGGCGACGTGATCACCCTTCGCAGGAAGGACGGCTGACATGGCCAAGCGCGTCAAGGTGAGGTTGAACAGCCGCAACTTGCAGTCGCAGATCCTGTACGGCGAAGGGGTCGGCACCGAGGGCGCGCTCCTGGCGCCCGCCGCGGGCGCGCAAGCCAACCCTGACCTGATCGTCACGACGGAGCGCAGTTCCAACGCGCGCGGCGGTGGTCGTCTCCGTGTTCGGGTCTACGGCGACATGGCCGACGAGGCTCGCAACGGCACACTCTCGCGGGTGCTCAAATGACCCGTATCTCCGCTACCTGGGACGACGCCGAATCCTGGCTCATCGCTGCGTCTGCTGGCTTCACTGACGCGACAGTCCGCAACATCAAGCCTGCTGGCCCCGGTCCATTCATCGTCCTGCGGGTCGACCCTGGCGCGCGGGTGACCCCGGTCAGTCGGACGCTCCGGCTGGGCATCAGCGCCTGGGTGGTGTCGGATGCCGGGGAGTCGATGCTCCCCGAGGCCCGCCAGCTCGCTCTCGAGTACGGCGCCTGGCTGGAGGAGCTGCTCAACACCCCGGCGACGTCGGGGCCGTTCCTCGACGGCGAAGTGGACTCCGGTCCCGTCCGGGTCGCCGACCCCGACACCGGGCTCACGTTCGCCTACCTCACGTTCTGGTGTACCCAGCACGTCAAGCGCGCTAAGTAGCGCCGCAACCTCTCTCACTAATCCCCCGTCCGGCCGTCGGCATTGGGCGGTTTCACCTAACCCCTTTTGGAGGAATCGTCATGGCAAACGACGCTTCGCTCGTCCAGTTGATCGCCGACGGGAAGATCTACCTGAATCTCGTCGACAACCCGACCTGGCCTACCGATGCAGATTTCTCGCCGTCGACAAACGATTGGGCCGAGATCGGCTACTACAGCGAGGACGGGTTCACCCTCTCCCCGCAGCCCGGCGACGAGACCGAGTTCCTCGGCCACAACGGCGACATCGTGGAGACCGACCAGCTTCCGGGCTTCTGGAAGTTCGCGTTCAGCGCGTTGGAGTACCGCAAGGAGATCGTCGAGGCCTACTTCGACACCACGGTGCAGTCGGACGGCTCGTTCGAGGTCGACCGCGCTTCGGTGAACACCGAGCGGAAGCTCCTCGGCGTGGGGATTAGCAAGCAGGGCGACAAGGTGTTCTACGCCTGCCCGCGAGTGAAGGTGTCGGAGCGCGAGGACATCGTCCACAACCGGACGACGCTGCTCGCCCACGGCCTGACGTTCCGCACGTTCAAGGGCACCCCGCCGGGCGCTGCCCCTGGCGCTGAGGGCTACCAGTTCAAGGCGTGGGCGACGAAGCTCGCCGACGAGTCCTGACCCCTGCCCCCTGCCCGCTGAATCCACGACCCCGATTCAGCGGGCAGGCCCTATTCCCGAGGGGTCGAAGTGAGGGGTCACCCAACCATGTCCAACTACGAGAAGATCATCGTCGGGAAGTCCAAGCAGGCCGAGCCGTTCCGGTTCGAGCTCGCCGGGAAGAAGTTCGAACTCCCCGCCCTCACCGACGACGGCGTGCCGCTCGAGCTGCTCCCCGCGTTCCTCATGGTCAAGCAGGGCGAGGACCCGGCCGTGTTCGCCGGCATCATCCTCCGATACCTGGAGGAGCACCACTCTGGGCTGTGGCGTCACATTCTCCGGCAGGACGATCCGAAAGCATGGCTGGGCATTCGCGACACCGACTTCGAGGATGAGGTCGGGCTCGTGCATTCCTGGTTCAAGGCGTCAGGCATCGACCCAAAAGCATCGGGCTCATCTATCTGATCGAGCACCATCCGGCCGCGCTCGCCTACGACTGGCGGACCCGGTTCGGTCTGTCGCTGCGCGACCTCCCGGCCATCGGCTGGGAGGAAGCGTGGTGGCTCACGTCGGAGTTACTGCGCGACCCGTGGTCGCACACGTCGTCGGCGCTGCGCGGTGACACGCGGGTGC